ATTTAGGAAAGATTCCTGCACTCGCTGCTGGTGGTAATTTGTTAAAAGGAAGTGCTATTGTAGGAGAACGAGGTGCAGAGTTGTTAACTCAAATGGGAACACAAACAAGAGTAACTCCATTAACTGACTCTGGGGGTTCTAATAAGCAAGAATTGATTGATTATCAAAGACTTGCAGATGTCTTTGTAAATGCTCTTGTTAGAGCAGGATTATCAATTAAACTAGATAGACGTGAACTAGGAAAGTTGATAAGAAGTGAGGTGTACTGATGAAAAAATATGATATTAGATATGTTGGTAACAAAGGAACAGTAGATTTAAATACTGCTCCTTATCTTATTAAAAATATCGAAACACTATTTGAAGGTGAAATTAGTTTCAATTCTACTTCTTATCAGCTTGACAATCGTAATGATATAGACAGCTTTTATTTTAATGGAACTGAAAAGGACATTGAAATCCAAGTATATAGAAAAAACAAAGAAGAATTGATTAATGATCTTGATTATATTTTTGGATATGATTGTGAGATTGTTAAAGCAGGTAAGCTTTATATAAATGATTACTATGCCTATTGTTATTTCATCAAGCCTAAACCTAATTATTTTGCTAAGTACAGCAATTTAGAAATGCTAACCTATACTGTTAGGTTCTGTTCAAAATGGATAAAGGAAACAGTGATTGATTTCAATATGAATGATGATATCACTTCATCATCTGGCATGAAATATCCTTTTTCTTATCCTTTTTCATACAGAGCGGTAAAAAAAGATAGATTTGTTAACAATATACATTTTGCTTCTTCAAAAGCAAAGATTATTTTCTATGGACCTTGTAAAAATCCAAGGATTTCAATTGCTGACAACATTTATGCAGTCAATACGGAACTTTTAAAAGAAGAGAGAATAGAAATTGATCCATTTGAAAAAACAGTTCTCAAGTATACCGCAGATGGTGTAGCAATCGATGTAATGGATGTTCGATATAAAAAATCAAGTATTTTTGAATTGATTCCAATTGGATTGAATCTATTTGAACAGACAACTCAATTCTCTGTAAGAGTGATTCTTTATTACGAAAGAGGGACTCCAGAATGGAAATAATGCACGCTAGAATTGATTCATCAACACGCAGTGATGATTTATATTTAAAGGAAATGCCAGTTATTGCAAAATTTAAAAAAGCTGAATTCATTATAGGAAAGAAAGCATCACTAGATGATAATGATTTCTATATTGAATTATCAAAAGAATATTTTAAAAAAATGGATATTCAAAAAAATGACTTGATTTATATTCCTAACAGTGAATTTGGTGGATTTGCTAAAAAGATACAGAACGCAGATGATTCAACTGTCAAAATCACGGGAGTAAATTGGAGATACTTCTTACATCGCTTTGTTATATTTCCAAAATATAACAGCAATTATAAAGCAAGGGATGATTATTTAACTATTGATAATAAAGAAATCCATAAAGCTCTTGAAATATTATTCAATAATGTTTTCTATAGTGCTTTTTTAAAACTCTATAGAGTAAGTGATAAGGATACTCAAATCAATATGACTACTTCATCAAGATATGATTATCTCTATGATAAGATCATCAATGTGCTTGATGAAAAAAATATGAGATTAAAGGTCTATCATACTTATGATTACGATGATAGAAATATTGTTGTTGAAGCAGTTGAAAAAAATGTCATCGATGATGTATATAACAGAGATTACAGTATAGAAATCACTTCAAGTATTGATTCTACCAACTCAGTAGATACAATGATTGCTTTAGGCAAAGGAGACTTGCACGATAGAAAAATCGTTTTGATTAAGCATTCTATCGATGAAGATGGAAATGATGCATTTGAAAAGATTACGGACTTGTCAAAAGATGAAATAGGAAATATAGATTCTTCAATGTATGTCTATGATTATAAGTCATGTGAAAGTGATGATGATTTAGTAGAAAAAGCGATCGAAGAATTTAAAAATCATCTGGAAACAAAAGAAATCAATTTAGGTGTTACTTCATTAAAAAAAGAATTAGAATTAGGTGATATCATTACAAGCGTTGACGATATCACGGGACTTTCTATTGAAACAGAAATCACTAGAAAGATTTTAACAATTGAAAATGGAATAAAAAAAATTGAATACAAGGTAGGTGAGTAATTTGTCACAAAAGGGAATTACAATCAATACTACTGATGCAGGGCATGTTGATGCAAGTGATCATGCTCTTTTGTTTAGTGCTATTTTTGGAATGAATGGAATTTTAAATGTCGGTTCAAAAATGGAAATATCTAAACAGTCAGACAATAAAATAAGAATCATGGATGGAATGTATATGATGTCTAATGGTGTCCTAATAAGAATCGAAAACTATGAGGACATCACAATTACAAGTGGTACTTTAGGACAAAAAAGAAAAGATATCATTATTGCAGAATACATTAAAAATGGAAATGGAACGGGTGATGATGTAGCTAAGATTAGAGTTGTAAATGGAACTTATTCATCTGCTAATCCTGTTGAACCGACTTTGGTAAACAATGGAACAACTATTCAAGAAAAATTAGCTACATTATTGATCAATGAAACAACGATGACTATTGATTCAGTTTCAGCTAAAGTCATGCCTGTTCTAGCAAATGCAGTATTTTATAAAGATTAAAAAAATAGTAAATTGAAAGGAAAATATTATGGCAATTAAAACAGTACAAGCAACAATTAATGGAGTACCTACTACTCTTACTTTAAATCCATCAACTGGAAAGTATGAAGCTACGATTACTGCTCCGACAAAATCAAGTTACAATCAAAGCGGTGGATATTACAATGTAACAGTTAAAGCAACTGATACAGCAGGAAACAGTACATCTAAAGATGCAACTGATGCAACTTTAGGAAGCAAATTAAAATTAGTTGTAAAAGAAAAAGTTGCACCAACAATTACAGTTACTTATCCAACTGCATCAGCATCAACTACAAACAACAAACCTACATTCACTTGGAAAGTTTCAGATGACGATTCTGGAGTTAATTCAAATACTATTGGAATCACAATTGATAGTGGTTCAAAAATTACATCTGGAATCACTAAAACAGCTACTACTGGTGGATATGAATGTTCATACACTCCAGCTACAGCTTTAAGCGATGGATCACATACAGTTAAATTCAATGCATCTGATAATGATGGCAATGCTGCTACTCAAAAATCAGTTACATTCAAAGTTGATACAGTACCACCAACATTAAATGTTACTAGTCCAGCTGAAGGCTTAGTTACTAATAACGCAACAGTTACTGTTAAAGGTACTACAAACGATGCAACTTCATCACCAGTTACTGTTAAAGTAAATGGAACTGCAGTTACAGTAGACGCTTCTGGTAACTTCTCAACTACAGTTACATTAACTGAAGGTTCAAATACAATCACCGTTGTAGCAACAGATAGTGCTGGTAAAGCTACTACAGTTACTAGAAAAGTTACATTAGATACAAAAGCACCAACAATCACTGATGTTTCAATCACACCAAACCCAGTTGATGGTGGTAAGACATTTGTCATTGCTGTATCTGTAACTGACTAGTTATGGTTGTAAAGGTTATAGGAAAAACTGATACGTTTACTGTAATCTTTGATAGAATCGATGAAAAAAGATGGAATGCATTAGTTCCTGCAAACGTCGCAGGTGAATATATCATGGATTTATATGCTTACGACGATGCAGGTAATGTGGGATATATGGCAACAGCAATGTTTACTGTAGATACATCTAACCTATGCTTCCATCTTGAAATCATCAATTATCAAAGCTGTATCAGTCTTTGTAATGATTATATTTGTGAGATCAAGGAGGTGCTACCATGCAGAATTTAATAAAAATGTATGCAGGAGAAAAAAGGAAGATACGTCTTTTTGTTCATTCAAGAAAAAAGCCCGAAGATACTTTTATCATTAGAAATGCAAAAGCTGAAATCTATCTCTATGGTGATTTGATGCAAACGATTGAATGTGAAATCGATGAGCATGATCTTATTTTTTTATTAGGCATCGAAGAAAGTGGAAATTACAAAATGATTATTACTTATGTTATTGCAGATGAAGTCATTAAAAATAAATTTGAAATTGAGGTGAGATAATGGGATATAAAATATATAATGTTGCATTATCAAAGCAAAATGTAAGCGCAGGAGAAAGACTGACAATTTCAGTTGATATCATTACATGGGATTGGTTAAAGAAACAAATGACATGGAATTCATTGAAAAACAAATTCAAATGGAGTGATTTGATTGGCTGATATCCCATCAAAATTAACAGTTCCAAGTGATATTACAATGTCAGATCCTGCGGATATTAAAAAATTACAAGATGAAATAATTGCATTGTATAAAGCAGTCAATCAGTTGATTGATGTTGATGCTGAACAAAATAAAAAATTAGACAATGCAGTATATTACAAAGAGTAGATTGATTTCTACTCTTTTTCTTTGGAAGGAGAAAAATATGAGAGATTTTGAAACACGTGAGTGCGTTGTACACACACACACACACACACACACACATACACACGACTTACACAAATTAGAGAAGGTACATCAAAGTGCCTTTTCTCATTCTTTAAAAAGATTGGTGGTGACAAGCATTTAGATTAGTTTTTAATCTGAATGTCAATATGCCAAAACTTATTGATAAAGATGAAAATGAATTGCTTAATTTACAAATGTCTACAGATGAACATTGGACGGGTGAATATTGGGTTGATGGTAAAAAGATTTATGAAAAAATCATTACATGGACTGGTCTAAGCGTTGGAGTAAGCACAATCAATCATTCAATCAATAACTTAAACGAGTTTATTGATTATGAAGTCACATGTTCCAATGGAGAAGATTTCTATAGATTTCCTGTTATTTATTATTCTGGTGGTAATAGCGGAACATTCTATTGTACGTATTTTATTATGAACGTAGATAA